TCCAGCATGCCACGGTGCAGCGCGGGCAGGTCGTAGATGTCCGGTGCCATCTGGGCCATCTGGATCACCGCTTGGTACTGCACCACGCGCTGGCTCAAAGTGGCCGCGTTGGGGTCCGACACTGGCAGGATGTCGACATGTCGGTAGTCCGCCGCCTTGGCGCGCGGGCCCTCTTCGCCGTCGGGCTCGTACGAGTACTCGTCGTCCGTGTAGTCGCGGATGATGGCTGCCAACAACTGCAGCTCTTCCTTGAGGGCGTAGTGCACACGCGCCTGCACGGCAGTCATCACTTTCAACTGGCGCTCAAGCAGCGCCAGCGTGGAGCCCACGGGTGCGTTGGCACCCATGTCGCTGATCTTCATGTCGGCTGTCGCGGCGAACCGGCGACCTTCCTCGACCACGTTGCCCAGCAGCGCCATGAGAACTTGGCTCGGCTCCTTGTAGGGCAGCGGCATGATGTTGTCGCGGATGGCACCGGAGCCCACGTCCACGTCGCGCCACTCGCCCGGGGCGATCGGAGTGTCATCTCCCTTGATGCGCAGGCCGCGAGTCTTCAAGCCACCGGGCAAGTTGGACAACGTGCCGGAGTCGATCAACTGACGCATCAAACTGGTGGCCGACTTGGCGAACCCGCCGATCAGGTGGAACAGGCCAAAGCCATACGCACCAAAGCCGGGGATGTACTGGTAGTGCACAAAGTGCTGGCGCTTGAGCCTGAGCGGGTCGTCTTCGCGCCAGTTGCGGCGCACGGACAGCACTGTGTTGGTCCCCCGGATGAAGGTCACCACGTACGGCAGCGCGATGCCGGTGGGCTCGCCGTCGTCCTCGTCCTCGAACCCTTTGAGGTCCAAGTCCACGTGGCACTCGTACAGCGTGAAGCGCTCGTCGTTCAGATCGCTGAACCCGGTCTCCTTGTCCTTGGCCTTGTTGATCTCGTCGATGGCCTTGTCGGGGTCACCCAGATCGGTGTCCACATAGAACCCGGCCTGCTGCAGCTTGATGATCTCGTTCTTGGTCTTGCGCATCACGTGTGTGACGCGGTAGCACGACTGTATGTCTGAGGTGCCGTAGGGCAGCAAGATGTCCTCGGCCGGGATGAAGACCGACACCTGCCGGTCAAGGCTGGGGTCAAAGTAGACCTTCTTGAACGCCGAGCCGGTGGCCGGGAGGCTCCACAGCATGCGCTCGTGCTCCGCGCGGAACTCCTTCATCACCTCCGTGAGCTGGAAGTTCATGTCGGCTGCCACGCGCTGCGCGGCCTCCTTCTTCTCGGAGGTCTCCTTGCCCACGATCTTGGTGCGCACCGGGCCAGCGGCCGGGAACGTCTCGGTGATGGTCTCTGACTGGAACCTGACAACAGCCTCGGTGATCATCGGGTGAAACACCCCACTGGCCCCGTTCCACGGCTCCGTGCGCTCCTCCATGTTCAGGCCCAAGAGCTTGAGGCCCTCGGTGTAGGCCTTCTCCCAGTCTTTGCGGCTGCCGCGATCGTTGTCAATGTCGCTGGACAAGTCCCCCGCCACCGTGGTCAGCGCGCCCTCGGCCATGTACTCGGCCAAGTTGGCGTCAAAGTCATCGGCCGAAGGCTCGGCCTTGGCGATCTCGAGCTCCATGTCGCCCATGTCGATGCGCACGGCTTCCGGGTCTACGATCTCAATCTCGATGGGGTCCAGCCCTTCGGCGGCTGCCGCAATGCCCGTGGGCTGCTGGAACAGCGCCTTGTCGATATTCGTGGCCATGATTTAAATCTTTCTTAGTAGTACGCCGCCCGGCGGGATGCGTAGAAGCGCTCTTCTTGCTCGTCGGTGTCCAGCGGGATGAACCCGCCCCGGCGAAAGCGTAACAGCGCCTGAGATGTGGTGTCAACGAAGTCGTCGTTCTCTCCGTTGGGAAAGGATGCGACCTCCTCGATCACCTCGCGGGCCCACCGCTTGTCCGGTGCCCAGACCGAGCCAGAGGCAAACAGGTCAGACACCGCGTTGAGCCGGACGATTTTATCGTTGCCCCGGCTGGGGCTGAACTCCTCGACCGGGATGCCCACGGCCCTGAGTTCTTGGATCAGCGGCGCGCCAGCGGCCTTCTTCTCCACAATGAACGCGTCGGGCTCCCACTCCTTGTAGTGCTTGAGCGCGATCACCTTGAGCTCCGGGAAGGCCATGCGGTCCTTGAACGCGTCCAGCAAGATGACCTGCGCCTTGTCGTTCTCTTCCTCGTTGTAGAACACCCCCCACGTGGTGCACGCGGAATAGTCAGCCGTGTTGCTGGTCTCAAACGCCGTGTCCCAGCTCTGGATGATGTAGTCGCAGCGCGGCGGCTCGTCTTTCTCCCACACGCGCCACGACTTGCGCGAGATGATGGCTGCGTTGTTGCTGGTGGGCTGCTGCATGTACTGGGCGTTCCAGTACTGGGGGTCGATCGACGCCTTTGTCGCCTTGAGGGTGGCCAGCGGCCACTGCTCGGGCCACAGGGACTTCTCGTTCTCCGTGTCCTCGTGCAAGATGGCCGGAAGCTCCACGATCTCCCACGGCTCGGACGCCGGGTTCTTGGCCTGATAGTCAATCAAGCGCCCTGTCAGGTCCAGCTTGCCCCAGCGCGTCATCACGATGATGATCGCCCCGCCCGGCATCAGTCGCTGGAGCGGGCCCGTCTGGAACCAAGACCACGCAGTGTCAAAAGCGAGCCGTGAGTTGGCCTTGACGTCCTGCTCCGAGTGAGGATCGTCAATAACGAACAGGTCAGCACCACGACCAGCAAGAGCGCCCCCTACGCCTGCGGCGTAGTATTGGCCCCCGGTTGAAGTGCTCCATTTGCCTGCCGCTTTTTGATCGTCTGCCACCAGCGTTCTGGGAAAAAGACCATGGTAGTCCTCGTCAGCGAGCAAATTTCGCACCCGTCGGCCGAAATCTTCCGACAAACCAGCGGTGTGGGTGCCCATGATGATCTTCTTCTCGGGGAAATTGCCCAAAAAGAAGGCAGGAAACAGGTACGAGCTGAATTCTGACTTGCCCATACGCGGCGCGATGTTGATGATCACCCGTTTCTTGGTCCCGGCGATCACTTCCGCGAAGATTTTGGCCAGTTTTCTGTGGTGGGGGCCGATTTTGAAGCCCGGGTACACCGCTTTGGCAAACTCGATCATGTCCGACCGGGCCAAATTCTTCTGCTTGTGCGCCTGTGCCTTGTCCAGCAGCTCCAACGCCTCCAGCTTCTCGGCCGCAGACAGCTTGCCGAGGTTTTTGAACAGCGCCTGCGCTTGCTCAGGCGTCAATGTCGCTGGTGTCATCAGGCGTTGGGGGTGTGGTGTTGATTTCGACGATGTCCGTCACGTCAGCGTCGGACACATCCATGAACTTGGCCAGCTTTTCCTTGAGGCGCTTGTCGATCTCGTCCTCGGTCATGTCCGTTTTCTTGACCTCGATCTTGTCGGTGAACAGCCCCACCTCCGTGACCTTGCCCAGTAGGCCGAGCGCCTTCAAGCGGATGTTGGGGTTGGCGTTGGTGGTCTCCTCGACCAGCTTGGCCACCGTGTAACCGCGAAGTTCCTTGGCCTGCTCGATGAACTCCCAGTCGTAGGCCGTCAGCATGCCCGTGATGTGGCGCACAGCCTCTGGCGTCTTGAGCTGGACCAGCGCAGCCTTCTGCTCGGTCGTGTCGGTGTTGGTGGTCAGGGCCTGAAACGCTTTGCGCGCGTCCGCCTTCTCCAGTGCATCAATGACTTCGTCGTCCGGTGGAGCGCCCAGCTCCTGCAACCAACTGGCGGTTGAAACCTGCGCAGCCAAGACTTCTCCCGGCTCAGCGTCGGCCAGTCTCGTCATGATCCCGGGCGGTGTTGGCTCCGGGTTGAATTGCACCAAGTGTTCAAACATATTGCGTAGGCCGTGTAACCTCGTTGCGCGTAATGTACACCCATTTTTGGAACGTGTGGGGTGTGTCTAGTGTTTGACAGGGGTTTCTTGGGTCTTTTTTAAAAAATTGGAGTGGGGCGCATTTCTTGCGCAAGGGGGGTGGGTAGTTGTGTCTAAGTTTTTACAAACTGCTGGGAGCGGGTGCCAAACAGTGTTCTACCAAGCCCGCCCTGTCTGCTGCATAAATGCTTGGTGGGGGGTGGGTGGGGTCTGCGGTACACCGTTTGCCGCCCCTGATACGTACCAAAATACACCCTTTGGTATAATAGAGGCATCGGTTAGGGATTGGCCCTGACCGATACGGGCCACACCGGCCCACATCATTGGAGTTACTTAATCATGAACTGCTCTATCAAAACTGTAGCCGCTGGCTACGCTGCCTTCCTCAAGGCTGGCACGTCATACGGTGCTGCATTGCAGGCCGCTGTCCGTGAGACAACACTGTCTCACGCTGACTTGTTAGCAGCACTGGCCAAGGTGCACGCTCAGCATTACGCGTGCAATACGACTTGGAGTGCCAAGGGCACAGCCGTGTTTCACACTGGCCCTGAGTCAACACGTGAGACGCGCCACCTTGCTGCCCAGAAGTCTTGGAGTCGTAACGTCGGGGTGCACTTCAGCACTGGTGAGACAGCCCGGTCTCACCAACCCGTTGCCGTGAAGCGGGCCAAGGTCAACGCCATCGTTGACGTGTGCGCTGGTTTGACCAAGGCCGAAGTCGTGGCTTTGCTGGCCGCTGTGCGCGAGACTATCAAGTTCGAGTGAGTTTCCCTGCAACGGCGTCAGCATGGTGCTGGCCCGTTGTTCCTTTCCATGTCAACCCGGAGTTTCAACCATGTTCACCATCATCGCCCGTGACTGCGGCATCGACCGCACATACCCCTGCAACACCCACGCAGAGGCCGAGTTCCTGTTCAAAGCCCTGAGCACCATCGCCCGCTGCGTCGAGTGGTGGAAAGGCGCAACCCTCGTTCAAAC